CCCTCCGTGTCTAGCCATCTTGCGTAGCGTGATTTGTGAATGAAAGATTGATAGTCCGTTGGTAAATAGTTACCGTCCATAGTCTTTTCCCCTGACTTTAATTTTTTCTATTCTTACATCGTCAATATCATGCAATGCATTTGCTATTACTTCTTCAACATCTCTCTCGTGTTCATCTTCTACTAATGATAGGACATTGCCCTCTTCGTCTACCTTCATTGCAAAAGATATATGGAAAGATCTGTAGCTCATCTTTTTTCCGCCATTCGTTCCTCATAGGTACGTATTCTGTTTGTATACCAAGCAGATTTATCTAAATCTTCATCGCCATTCTTATACCCCTCACGCCAAGTATATTTAATAATGTTACCTTTGCAGTATCCCCTAAACTCCTCTGGAGTAAGTGCCGCTTCAATAGCCTCAATGCACTCAATGCCAGCGTGATTATAATGAGGAGGTTGATTAACCATATCGTCTGTCATGCGTTGCCTTTTGTTTTAGTTAGTGGGCCAAACTTTATTACGTTGCCCCCTGATGTTTCTATTTCTACTTCGGGTAATCCGTTTGTTTCTTCTTCTGCATCTTGTTCAAACATCTCTATCATCTCATCTCTACGCTCTTCTATTATTGACACAACATCAGGGAACTCGTGAGCAATACTTAAAAAGGCACTCAGGAATGTAGCACACCTAATAAGATCTGTTACTATATCTTTATCTAATTTATTTTCTGGGCCAAGAGCTAATCCTGTAGATATTAAACCAGTCCACTCTCCTTCAGTATTAAAATGTATTGGGCGAAGTATAAGAGCAACTTCATCGTCTGCTAATGTGTATCCCATTATGTATCCTTTCTTTTTGTTTTTAACTTTATCACAGTAGCAGAAGTACACCTACCTTTTTCTGTTAGCCATTCTATAGGGATAACTCTGTGCGACCACTTAAAGTTATTCTTCTCACACCATCCTGAGTAACGAGTCTTAGAACCTTTATACAGTTTAGCCTGGGCATTACTAAATACAAAACGTATATCTAGTTCAGGGTGTTGCTTTTGAATAGCTAAATGCTTACGCCTGTCATCATTATCAAACAATCCTTTAGCCTCACATATGATGCCGTTGTCTAACTGAAAGTCAGGTGTGTAGGTACGATACCGAAGATCCTCCCATTGGACCTTCAGTAGTTCGTAGCGTACTTCTTTTTGATGATGCGTTAAGTAGTCAGCAAGTGTTTCTTCTAAACCACTTCGATAGCGTCTAGAGTTATGTCTGCGTTTACTATTATTCTTTTTTACCATCGTCGAGAAGAGCCTTTAATCTAGTAGTTTGAGCTTTCCCCATTGCCTGAATACACTTGATTGCATAATTTGCAGACTCAAGATCTTCTTTAAGTTTTTCTTCTGCTTTTTGTCCTTGATGTAAAGTTGCAGTCAAACCTTTTTGTTCTTCCGTCATATTATCTGTATCATATTCTGTTTCTTCTATGCTTACTTTTACCATTATGCTGCCTCTTTATGTGAATTTATTTCTATGTAGTATGCCACTGGTTTTACTTTTGCTTTAGATAGCAAGGAGTCCCTAATCTGTAATTCAGGCCAGCACTTCTTTTTGTATGAACAGAACCCACACGTTTTATGTAGCACTACATTTCCTGTTAGTTTTCTACTAAACGTTTCAGGTACGGGTTCAAAGCATCTTTCAAAGGGCATATCATTATTTAGATAATCTGCAGTAGCCCTCATCTTTTCAAGTTCAGCAGGTACGTCCATCTCCTCCGTTGCCGAAAGATATTTGTATCTACCATCTTGTTTATTTATGATCCACCAACCGCCAACCTCGTGGCCTGATGCTGTGGCATACCCTGCCAATTGAGATACATAGCCAAAGTCATCTGAACTGCTTAGGTCATAGAAGCTAGAAAACTTTTTCTCGTAGCCATAAGGAGTAGTTGATTTTACGTCATCAACTCTATTGTCTAGTACTAAGTCGTACTCCCCTTTAACTTTAGTTCCATTACCTAAGTCTAATGTTACCTTATCGTTATCCTTAAAGGGAACACCTGCGGCTCTAAGTACTCCCTTAAACACTGCTTCAATTATCCCACCAAACAACATATTAATTAAGAAGTTATGTTTAAAAGGTTCTTTGTCTTCGGGGCTATTCTTTTCAAACCAAAGTTGGCACTTAGGACGGCCTATGTTTGACATCCTAAGTCTAAAGTCACCACGAGGACCACTGGTTAGTTGCTGTTTAAATGCGTCTTTAACATCCGTAGCAACTTGATCTATAATATCCTCAGAGAAGTTTGCTCTGCCTGCCAGTGCTTCCTCGATAAAAGAATCAATAAATAATTCCTTTTCATGTGCCATTATATAGCCGCCCCTTCAACATTGACTAACTGAGAAACCAGTGTTTCCTCTTCGCTATTTAGTTCTTCTTTGTTAAGTTTTGCCCACTGTTCAGTAACATAAGTATTTCGCATTTTAATCCAGTCAGTAAAACTATGTACTGTTTCTCGTTCTCTACTAATAAATTCAGCAAGCGTATCTGCTTTTTCCTCCTCTTTAATAGAGAAAGACATTGTAGAAAATGCTATAGAACCTTCATGCCGTATTGAATCAAGACGTATGTCTACAACATTGGCTTTAGTACATTCATATTTCTTGTTTATTTTATGAATAATATCATTTAATGCTTTTTTACTCTGTGCATTTGTAATCTCCATAGTAAACGGAATATTGTCTAAACCTTCAATAGCTTTGCCAGTTTCATCCATGCACCCCCCATCAAAACTTATTTTTCCCATCATGCAAAGAGTATGTTTTCTCTCTCTATAATGCGTTTTTTCCGATGAAGATAAACCTTCCCAGTCTTTGACGGAGGGACCACGGCCTACATTAAATGTACCCATTGTATCTTTTAAATCCCCTTTTAACCATTCATCGTCAACTAATACTGTTCTTTGAGTTCTTTGACTACCATCGTCCCAATAAGTATAGAGATATTTTTTACCGAAAAAACGAATTAGTGGATTAATACAATACACTTTTTGTTTATTTATATATAGTTCGTAAGCTCCTACGGGAATAACTTCCGTTTTAAGTATCTTACCTGCTACTTCTAAATCTCCCATCTTAGCGGTTTGTACTAGTTTAAGAGAGCCTAATTTTGATTCTTGTCTTACTGCAACTGTGGAACCATAAAGTTCTTCGAGTAAAGCAGAGTCTTCGTCGTTTATAATTGAAATACTTGTATTCATAATGTTACCTCTGTGGGGTTAAAAAGAGTCTTAAGTTATACACACAATGTCTTCTGTGTCAAGCCAATTTGGGCCAATCTTTGCTTCTAATAGCATTGGCACATTCATTTTTACATCATAGGCTTCTTCGATAATCTGATCAAGATCATTATTCATATCCGTAATAATTTGTATCACATAGTTTTTCTCCTTTGGGTGTACATCAATTACTGTTGAGTCGTGTACTGTGTTGACTAAACAGGATTGTAATGGCTTTAGTCTTTCGTCCATCTCTAGTAGTACAACAGGTACAATATCTCCTGTAGCAAAACCTTGAACTGGATAGTTTTTTATCATAGTAAAGTGTGTGGGCGTTCCATTCTGTCTACGCTCAACATTAGGGAAAGCATACTGGCGACCTGATGGTGTAGTTATCTTGCCATGTCGCATCGCTTCATTGCCCAACTTCTTATGCCACGTAGCTATACCTTGGTACTTCTCATTAAAGTGTTTATAGTATGCCGCTTCTGCTCTGCTTCTACCATAGCCACTTGCACCAAAGAGAGGAGCAAACGTGTGGCCCTTAGCCACCTGACGTGTTGTAGGCTGACCCGCATCGCTGATAACTTTAGCTGTATAAGAATGTACATCAAACCCTGTAGCTATCTCCTGCATTGCTGTCTTATCCTGCGATAGATATGCGGCAACACGAAACTCTAACTGTGCAAAATCTGCCTCAAGTATATGACCGCCCTGCCATCGAGATACAAAGACACGTTTTACGGGGAATGTACCACCACGAGGCATGTTCTGCATATTAGGGTTGCGACCACTGAACCTGCCAGTAGATGTTATGTGCTGAGTTAAACCAACGTGAAGGAAGCCATCCTCTTTTGTGTAGTTACTTATGCCCTCAACAAAGGATGATAGGTATGTAGTCACAGCCGACAATCGTTTTACATCCTGTAAGAATTCTATGGCTGATGTCATACGTTTTGTATTAGCTATAGATATGAGTATGTCTAAGTTATCTTTGCCTGTACTAAACCCATTTGCACTTACCCATTTTTTACTTGGAGGGGAAAACCCTAGACCTGCAAGTTTGTTAGTCTTCTTTAGCTGATACCCTCTACTTAAACAATCGGGACACTTGCTTGCTTTCTTAAAGTTAGAGCCGTCCTTCTTCTTTTTGTATCTACTTCCTTCACCATTACAAACAGGACAACTAAAAGCTATAGTCTTACTAAGTAGTTTGGTATTAGCGGCAACAGCATTTTTAAACTCAGTCGCATCCTTTGTAAAATCAAACAGTTCAACCCATTCTTTCTTATCAATAACCTTCCTGCTAAATATAACCTGAGACACTTGCTCTGGACTGTTAAGATTAACTGGAGTGTCACCCATAAGTTCTCGTATCTGTTTAAACAGCCTGCCCTCTATGTCTGTCTTCTCTTGTTCAAACTCTTTACGAACTACTTGAAGGGCGAGTCTATCCACTCTGAACCCTGACATGTACATTCGGGTAAG